AACGGGGGAAATTTTTAAATGGCTAGCATTATCAGGATCAAACGATCCTCTGGTACTAACAAACCTGCCAGCCTAAATTGGGGTGAAATGGGTTATGTAACTGGCATCGGCAGTTACGGTGGAACTAACCAATACAAAGATAGAATATTTGTTGGTGATGATGGAAGTAATGTTTTTCCAGTAGGAGGTCATTATTATACCTCTATGATGGAACATACACCAGGTACAGTTGCTGGTGTATCAAATACAAGAAATAGTGATGGTGGTATAGTTGCTGTTCTTGATGATAATAGAAAAGTTGATCAATGGAATGTAGATAATCTTAGGATGGATGGTAATGTTATATCATCTACAGATACTGATGGAAACGTAATATTTGATCCAAATGGAACAGGAGAAGTTAATATAGTTGATGATACATTCTTATCTTTTGGTACTGATAAGGATGTCAAATTTGAGTATGATGAAGATGGTACTGATAGATTATTAGTATCTGGTAAGGAAGTTATGTTCAACACTCCGTTGAATGTATCTACTCATTCTCAATTTGGTAAGATTAAAATAGATAGTAATATCATATCCACAGTAAGTGGTGCTGGTGATAAACTGTTTATTGACCCATTCCCTGATGGATTAAGTAATCAGGGTGATGTTATTATTAAAGGTAACTTACAAGTTGATGGTACAACAACATCAGTTAACTCAACTAATGTAACAGTCAACGATCCAATATTTACAATTGGTGATGTTACTAGCGAAAGAACGGTTATGCAATCCGTTGCTACTGGTATTAGCACAATTATTCTTGATTCTGTTGTTGGTATTAATACTGGTGATATTATCAGTGGAAATGCTGCACTTCCAAATAGTGGTTTAACTACGGTTACTACTTATGATGTTGGTGCGAAAATGATTACTGTTGAAGGTAGTACTACTGCTGGTATCACTACTACATCTCAATTAACAGTTACTCACGCATTTGATACTAACACTGATCGTGGTATCGCATTTAATTATAATACTGGTATTGGAACTGCTAACTCTAAAACAGGTTTCTTTGGATATGTTGATCAAGATACTAATACTGCAAGTAGTGCTCCAGCAAACTCTTGGACATACGTTCCAGATGCTACAGTAACAGGTAGTCTTGTAAATGGTACAAGAGGTTTCTTAGATATTAAAGGTATCTATTATCAGACTGCTGATTATAATACCCACGGTGCTGTATATTTTGATGAAAACGGATTACAAACTTCAACTAATAATCCTGCTTCTCCAATAATTACATCTAAGCAGATTTTGACTGCTGTTACCAAAAATACTCTTGCATTAGCATCTAATGTAACAGTTGCAGTTGGTGATATTGTAAGACAAGATACTAGTGGTGCTTATGGTGTAGTTGAGACTGCAGTAACTAATGGTGCTTCTATTGATTTAGTTGGTGTTGAAGGTACATTTACCAATACTTACAATATAAGAAAAGAAGGTGAGAATGGATCTATTCAAAATCTTGCTGTAATACCTGCTACGGTTTCTGTGATATATACTAATAAGCCTCATTGGTCTTCAACACTTGATGGGGGTACGTTCTAACCTTAAAGATTATGCAACAACAAAATAATGGTGACGTTGATGTTAATGTTCTTGTGAGTTTATATAATGGTAAATTGGCACAATCATTAAATCAAAATGTACTTTTGGAAGCAAAGTTACAAACTTTGAAGAATGATTTTGACGAAGAAACAAGACTCCTTCAACAAGAGATAGTTACTTTACAAGAAGAAAATCAGAAACTGAAACTTAAAGATGGCAAAACCAGCAAGTAGAACACAATTAGTCGATTACTGTTTAAGGAAGCTGGGTGCTCCTGTATTGGAAATTAATATTGACGATGATCAGATAGATGACTTAGTTGATGATGCAATTCAACTTTTTAATGAACGTCATTTTGACGGTGTTGAAAGAATGTATCTTAAGTATCAACTTACTCAAGAAGATATTGATAGGGGAAAAGCAAAAAATACTGATGGTGTAGGAATTGTAACTACTACTGCAACAGCTACTGCAGTTGCTGGTCTTGGAACAACAATAACAAATAATTGGTATGAGACTTCCAATTTCTTACAGGTTCCAGATTCTGTAGTTGGTGTAGAAAAAATATTTAAATTTGATACCAGTTCAATTTCTGGTGGAATGTTTAGTATAAAGTATCAGTTATTCTTAAACGATCTTTATTACTTTAATTCTGTAGAGTTACTTCAGTATGCAATGACAAAATCATATCTTGAGGATATTGATCATTTACTTACTACTGATAAACAAATAAGATTTAATAAGAGACAAGATAGATTATATTTGGATATTGATTGGGGTGCTGAGAGTAGAGGTAATTGGATGATTCTAGATTGTTATAGAGCATTAGATCCAACATCATTTACTCAAGTTTATAATGATCCTTTTCTCAAAATGTATCTCACTTCTCTTATAAAGAGACAATGGGGACAGAATTTGATCAAATTCCGTGGAGTTAAGTTACCAGGTGGTATAGAACTTAATGGTAGAGAAATCTACGATGATGCTGAAAAGGAGATAGAAGCTCTTAGATCAAGAATGTCTTCAGAATACGAATTACCACCGTATGATTTTATTGGGTGATAAGATATGGCACTCAATCCGTTTTTTCTACAAGGAACATCTTCAGAGCAAAGATTAGCTCAAGATTTAATAAATGAACATTTAAAAATCTATGGTGTTGAAGTAACATATATTCCAAGAAAATATGTAAATAAAAAATCAATCATTGAAGAAGTTCAATCTTCTAAATTTGATGATAATTTTGCTATAGAAGCATATGTTAATAATTATGATGGATATGGTGGTGCAGGTGATGTTTTAACAAAATTTGGAATGAGTCTTAAGGATGAGGTAATTCTTACAATATCTAAAGAAAGATTTGAAGATTTTATTTCACCATTTCTTGCGGCTGCTGATGATGGAACAGATGCTAGTGAAATAATTTTATCTACAAGACCAAGAGAGGGTGATTTAGTTTATTTTCCATTAGGGCAAAGGTTATTTGAGGTTAAGTTTGTAGAACATGAGAATCCTTTTTATCAATTAGGTAAAAATTATGTTTATGAACTTAAATGTGAACTATTTGAATATGAGGATGAGGTTATTGATACTTCTATAAATGCAATCGATACACAAGTTCAGGATGAAGGATATATTAGTACACTAAGATTGGTTGGTCTTGGTAGAACTGCTACGGCAACAGCAGCATTAGGTCAAGGATATGTTAGAGAGATCTTCTTGAATAATGATGGATCTGGATTTACTTCTACACCTACAATTACATTTGAAAATTCCCCTGCAGATAATCCAGCAAGAGCAATTGGAATATTAACAACTAGAGCAAATGTTACTTCTATTGAGAAGATAATAATGACTAGTGCAGGTGCTGGTTATAATACAGTACCAAAAATTACTATTTCTGGAGGTGGTGGAACAGGTGCTGCTGCTACTTGCTCAATTGAAACTGTATATAATGGTGTGATTCGATTTAACGTTATTGATGGTGGTGTTGGATATGGAACAGAACCAACAGTAACAGTTGGTCAGCCAGGTGCAGGAACTACAGCAGTTGGAATTGCATCTGTAGGATATGCTGGTGTTGATCAAGTTGTTAAGAGCATATATGTAAGTAATCCAGGTATTGGATATGCTTCAGCACCAACAGTAACTATTGCAGATCCTCCATCTATGGCAGGTATTGGAACATTCAGTTTTAATGAAGTTATTGAAGGATCTAGATCATTTGCACAAGCAAGAGTTAAATCTTGGGATCAGGATACTAAGATATTATTAATTAGTAATGTTGGAATTGGATCAACTGTATCAGGATTCTTTGTTGGTGAAAACATTATTGGAAAAACTTCTGGTGCTTCATATGCACTTGCTTCACATAATTATGAAGATGCTAATGATAAATATAATGATGCTAGTGCGTTTGAAATAAATGCAGACGATATACTAGACTTCACTGAATCTAATCCTTTTGGTACTTACTGATGTTAGGAACGTATTTTTATCACGAAATAATAAGAAAAACCGTTATTGCTTTCGGAACCCTTTTTAATGATGTTCATGTTCGTCATCAGGATGCAACGGGTAAAGATATTGGCGAAATGAAAGTTCCTATTTCATATGGACCAAAACAAAAGTTCTTAGCAAGACTTCAACAACAACCAGAACTTAATAAAGCAATTGCAATGTCATTGCCTAGAATGTCATTTGAAATGAATAATATTCAATATGATCCAACTAGAAAATCTGGTATTTCACAAACATTTAAAGCAATTGATGATAAGAAACTTAAAAAGGTTTTTATGCCTGTTCCTTATAATTTAGGATTTGAACTAAATATTCTTACTAAACTGCAGGATGATTCTCTACAAATAGTCGAACAAATTTTACCATTTTTTCAACCAGGTTTTACTTTAACTATCGATTTAGTTAAGCAAATAGGTGAACGAAGAGATGTTCCAATGGTTCTTGATAGTATTACTTTTACTGATGATTATGAAGGTAATTTTGAAACAAGGAGAGCATTAATTTACACATTAAATTTTACTGCTAAAACTTATATGTTTGGTCCTATTGCTGATAGTACTGATGGACTTATCCGTAAGGTTCAATTGGATTACTATTCAGATACCAATCAACAGACAGCAAAACGTGTTCAACGTTACACTGTTGCTGCAGCACCTAAGAAAGATTATAATGAAGATACAGTAATTGATCAATATGATGCACCATTGATAGAACCAGGTGATGATTTTGGATTTACTGAAAACAGCACTTTCTTTGGAGATGCTAAAGATTACAGTCCAACTAGACAGGAGGATATCTAAATGAAATCTTTAAAAGAAGGAAACTTACATAAGTGGTTCAACTCATCCAAATCAAAGGATGGTAAGAAAGGTTGGGTTAATGTCAAGACAGGTGGTACTTGTGCGAGTGATGAACCTGGTGAAGGTACACCAAAGTGTGTATCATCATCTAAACGTGCCAGTATGACAAAGGCAGAAAGAAATTCTGCATCAAGAAGAAAAAAAGAAGCAGATCCTAATCAACAATCTAAATCAGGTGCTGCAAAACCTACATATGTTAGGACAGATCCAAAAAAGAAAATGAAAGAATCATTATCTTGGCAACAGTTTTCTGAGAAATGTTGGGATGGTTATACCCAAAAGGGGATGAAGAAGAAAGGAAAAAGAGTAGTTCCTAATTGTGTTAAAGAAGAAGATAAGAAAGGAAGTGGTAGTGGCAAGAAAGATGCTTGCTACAAGAAAGTAAAAGCAAGTGCAAGTGTTTGGCCTTCAGCATACGCATCTGGTAGATTAGTTCAGTGTCGTAAGAAAGGTGCTGCTAATTATGGTAACAGTAAGAAAGAATCATACTCTTGGAGAGATGATTTTGAATTTATTGAAGAAGGTGCTGCTTGGACAAAAAAATCTGGTAAAAATGAAAAGGGTGGTTTAAATGAAAAAGGTCGTAAGTCCTATGAACGTGAAAATCCTGGTTCAGATTTAAAAGCACCAAGTAAGAAGAAAGGTAATAAGAGGAGAGCATCATTCTGTGCTCGTATGAAAGGTATGAAGAAGAAACTTACTTCTGCTAAGACTGCAAGAGATCCTGATTCAAGAATTAATAAGTCACTAAGAGCTTGGAACTGTTAATCATGAAAAATAATTATGACGATTTGAATGATACGTTTAACACTGAAATAGAAGTTCAGCAAGTTAATGATAGTGGTAGTATTAAAAAGCATGAAACAGAAATAGTTAATGATGCTGAAAAGGATTACAAGTACGCAAGAGCACAGTTATATTCACTAATAGAGAAGGGACAGGAAACTTTAAATGGAGTTATGGAACTTGCAGGTGAAAGTGCAAGTCCAAGAGCATATGAAGTTGCTGGACAAGTATTAAAATCAACTGCTGATATTACTGATAAGTTGGCAGATCTTCAGAAGAAGATGAAAGATTTGGATGAAGATAAACCAAATGTACCAAATACCGTTACAAATAATGCTGTGTTTGTTGGTAGTACAACTGAATTACAAAAGATGCTGAAGCGAGGTATTCTAAATAATAATAACTCAGAAGACTAACATTAGTTGACAATGAAAAATATTACAGCAAAACAGGAATCTCGCTCTAATTGGAGAGAGGAGATGAATGAAGCAAAGGTTGATGATGTAAAGTACGGTAAGGGTAATAGTGAGAAAAAACAAAAAGATCAATCAAAAGATGTACATCTTTTGCAAAAGAATTCAGGTGTAAGACAGGATAGAAATAAGCGTCGTAGTGCTGCTGATGTTATCTTTCATGGACATAGTAAAGTTGAACGTGAAAGAAAACAGGAACATTATAAGAATCGTGGTGTAAAAACTAAAGGAAAAAAGGTAAATGAAGATGTTTACTCAACAGTAAAAAAAGTTCTTGATGCAGGAAGTAAGTTTGTAGAAACAAATCCTGTTGGAAAGGCTCTTGGTAATGTAGTAAAACCTTTTAATTCAACTGATGGTGGATCTAATAGAAAGTCTCCTACAAAAAAGTCTCAACAAGAAATAATTGACAAAAATTTAAACAAAGAGGAAGTTGATACTTATAATAAAGTTATGTATGATAAGAATGGTAAAGAGATAGATCCCAATTCCGATGAATGGTATAAGTTTCCAGTTTATGATAAAAATGGTAAATTGATTAATAAAAAGGATTCTCCAACAGAAGCAGCTAAAACAGTTAATGCAGAGGGAAAGTCCTATGGTATCACTAAGGGTGATGGTATGAGTTTTCCAGAGAGATTGAAAAAAAAGAAGAATGATAAGAAAGCAGATAAGGATTATGATGGAGATGGTAAGGTAGAAAGTAGTAAGGATGAATACTTTGGATCTAAAGACAAAGCCATTAAAAAGGCTATGGAGGAAGAAATTGAAGGTGGTGTAAGTGTAGAAACTTATACTAAAGATACTAAATTTATGGAAATTGAAACACTTGATGTAATTACAGCAGAACCACTTAGATCTGATTGGAGAAGTGATTTAAAAGAAGGTGCTATTGAGACAATAACAAATTGGTTAAAGTTAACAAAAGATCCAAAAAATCATGAAGTATCAGATAAAACAATGACTGGTAAAGCAATAACTGGTCTTCAAAAGAGAGACAAAGCTAATCAGGAAGCAATGAAACTTTTAAATCAATCTTATTCTTGGAG